GTGCATTTCCGCTTCTCTTCGGCGGTGGTCCGGCTATGTCGATTGGTGGTGCTATCGGTGGTGCTGTATCTGGGTCAACGTTTGGGCCACTTTCCATCGGACTGCAGGTTTTTGGTGGAAAGTTAGACGAATTTGCTCAAAATATGAGGTCTTTATCCGACCAATTTGCAGATACTTCTGACGTGTTGGGGGTATTAGAAGGCGCAGGAGTACAGGTTGATAGCTCGCTAAACGCTGTAGTTAACACCCTAAAAGAACAAGGACGTTTTGCTGAAGCGTACAATTTAGAACTAAGAGAACTAGAAAAACGCTTCGGTCCAGGTGCTCAAAATATGCTTGCGGACTACAACGTAGCCAATGAAAGACTAGGTGATGAATTTTCGCGTCTTACCACAGAATTACAGTCTTACGCTATACCTGCGCTAACGCTATTTACAAATATAATTGCTCGTATTGCGAGTGTTATTCCTGACATCCCAGGCATTGTAGGGTTTGGCGTTGGCACGGTCTTAGGCCCAGGTGCCGGATTTGCCACTAAGCAAGCAATGCGAGCGGGTGAGCAAGCCGGGAGCGTCCGAACAAACATGTTTGGCTTTGCGGGAGCAACTAATTCCGATCGAGAAAGGCTGGCAAAACAAAGAGAGCACCAGCTTGAAAAAGAACGAGACAAAGAAGCAAAGATAGAAAAAATAAATAGTAACCAACTAAAGATAGCAAAAGAAAGAAAAAAGGAAACAGCCGATAAACTAAAACTTTTAAGAGCGGAACTAGACCTTAGTGCACAACGAGTCACTATAGGATTAAGCGTAGCTGAGGCTACCAGGGAACAAGAGTTTAATCAGGCACAGGCACGTGTAAGGGGTGAGCAAAGCTTACGAGCACTAACAAAACAACAAACATTAGGCTATCTAAATTTAATAGAGCAAGGGCAAACTACTGCAAGTGAAGATCAACTTTCTATGTTGTTTGGCCAACTTAAAGCAGTAAAGTTTAAAGAAATAGAACAGCAAGCTGAAACGCTAGGCGGTGCACTTAATGAAGCAGGATTTGACTTACAATTTATTACAGAAGAGGTTAAAAGGTACATAAATGTTTTACAGACATTAGCAAAAACCGAGTTTACCGAAAGACTAGCTAACTTTAAAACTATAGATGATGTTTTTGACGACCAAATACAAAAACTAGAGTTTCAAATAAAAGCCGAGGAAGCACTCACCAAAGAAGCAAGACAACGCGCAGAACTAGAGTTATTGATTCTGGGTGTTCGTGAGCAAAACACGCAACTAAAGCCCGCTCAATTAGAGCTTCTGGAGCAAAAAACTACGAAGTTATTTAATCTGCGCAATAAAGAAAACAGTCCTATTAAGTTGTTCTTAGAAGACTCGATCGATGCGTTAAAAGACGTAGAAACAAGAGCAGTACAGGTTGCCCAAGGTATTGGAGACGCTATTGGTAGCTCGCTTGTAAACGGAGCACAGAATTTGATTACTGGTGCGGCGACCGTTAAGGAGGTGTTTGCTGACATGCTGAATAGTGTTGCAAACGTTTTGGCACAGAGTGCGGCCCAAATGATCGCAACTTACATTTCGATTGGAATTGCTAAAGCATTTGCTTTTGGACAATCACCAAGTCCTGCAGGCAGCCAAGGAAATCCGTTTGGTTCAGATGTTGTTGTCCCGGGCCTTGGCGGTTCCGCTGTTGGTGGTGGTCGGATTCCCCTTAATAGTTATGCCGAAGGCGGCTACGTCAACAAGCCAACCAACGCATTAATCGGGGAAGGTGGCGAACCCGAGTATGTCATTCCCGAATCTAAAATGCGTGAAAGCATGGCGCGTTATTCGCGCGGCTCACGCGGCGGCGGCGTGATTCCCTCTAGCAGTGGCGGTGGAGCGGAAAGCAGCGGTGGAGTTGCAGTTGCTGCGCCAATCGATGTTCGCTACACCGTGGAACGTATCAACAGCGTTGATTACGTTACGGCAGATCAGTTCCAGCGTGGTATGCAGCAAGCCGCTACACAAGGTGCTAGAGAAGGTGAGCAACAAACGCTTAAGCGGCTGCAAATGAGCAGTAGCACTCGTCGGAGGCTAGGCATGTGAGCAATTACGCTTTTGGCCATGCTATTAGGATTAAGTCTGGGAAAACGATTGATTACAGGTTTCAAAACTTTTTTGTTGGAAAATCTATTAAATACAAAGATGAACTATTGGACTTAAAGACTAAAATTTATAGCTTTGTTCCGTTTGGCTTTTCAGGCGTTACCGTTACTAGGACTGGCGACGGCTTAGAAGCTTCAATTGTTTTTCCGAATAATGATCTTTCTAGGCAGTGGGTTATTCAGGCAGTTGAAGAATTTTGGCTTATAGAGGTTGATGTCTTAATTATTGACAGTAGTGACAAAAACGCAAACCACAGTAGGGTCCATACTTACACCGGTCAAGTAGTGTCGGGCCAATGGGACAATGTGTCGGCCAATTTGCAGCTAAGCACTGTTTTAGATGCTGTTGGGACGGATATCCCAAGGCGGTCACTAACCCGTCAACTTATTGGGAATCTGCCAGTCACAAATAATGTGCGGTTGCAGTGATCTAATTGGAATGCCGTATCGGTTAGGCGCTGACGGCAGTGATGGCTATATCGACTGCATTCACCTTTGCTACAAAGCTTTAGGCCATATAGGCATTGCTCCTCCACCGTTCAAGCAGTCCTGGTACGAAGCTGGTAAATGGGAAGTATCTCGTGATTTGTTGAACTGGGGTTACCGGGTCAACCAGCCCGAGTATGATGGCGACATTCTGCTGCTAGCAGAGCAATCCTGGGCTTTTGCAGTAACATGGCAAAAAGGCATTCTTTATATTCAGCCAAAAACGGAAAAGGTTCAGTGGTCTTCGGCCCAAATGTTTACGACGTACAACTGCTTCCGTACGAAAAGCAGTTAATTGAAACGATCGGGATAACAGAAGAAGAGTATAAACTTTTTGCAGCTGAAGTAAGGCGACGAGGTCATACAAGACCAGCTGATTACGATCATATCCCTGATATTCAAGCAGCTATTGCTGCTGGAGCAGCAGCCGTGTCTGTTGCAGCTGTAAGCGCAAAAAGCGCGACTACTGTAGTCCTTACTAATCTTGCAATTAGCTTAACTCTTACAGGCATTGCATATCTTTTAACGCCAAAGCCAAAAATGCCAGGAGCGCAAAAACAAGGCGGTTCCATATCCCTTGATGGCATAACAGGCGCAAGTAGATTTACGCCTTCTCAAGGTTTTGATTCTATATCTGAGCTTGCAAGCTATGGTTCAGCTATACCTATTATTTTTGGCTTATACAAAGGCGGCATAGGAGGAATGCTTGTTACGCCAAAGTTGATTTGGTCTCGAATGTTTAGTTATGGAACGCAGCAGCAAGCGAAATTGATGTTTGTTGTTGGCGAGCAAGGCTTTGGGCGTTTAGGCATTCAACCTCCAGAGCTTTCTGGCATCTTCCTAGGCAACAATGCACTTGATAGTTTATTTGGAGATTTTTTTGCTGTTTACTGGAAACAAGCTACCAACGGAAAAGGCACAATAAAAGTAGACAATATTATAGAAGGAACGCAAGGGACTCTAGGTAGCGGAGACCCAGATGCGCCTAAAGCAGGCAAGAGAGATGCTTTTTTGTGCCCCACTGAAATAGGCTCAAGAGAAGACCAGTTCTGCCACGCTTATTCTCCGTCAAACAATACAAGCTTTGGAGTGTATGGTTCAATACCCAATGGCACAAGTTACAGATTAAACTACAACGTAATTTCTATTCCAGATCAATCAACAAAAAGGGCTAGACGGGCTGCAACTTTAAAGCGCATTAAAATTGTTGGCGATCAGAATTTTTTACGCAATGCAGGTTTAGACCTTGACAGCGGTAAAGGGAATAAAGCTCTTGAAGACATTAGAAAACAAAACCAAGCAGGACTAGGGCGAAACTACAGCCCAAGGATGGGGATAGTACGTGTTGAAAAAAACGACCGTTTAAGCACAATTATACAAACTAGCGACAGCAGCCTTACAAAAATTGTGAATGTTAGAGCAGGCGATAAAGCTATTTTCTTGATTTCTAACAATAAAATAGATGTTGACACTTATAAAAGAAGCGGGAAGGGCGAAAGCGTTGAAGACATCAACACTGCAGTGGAAGCCGAGCAGATAGCAGCTGACGAAGCTATGCAACTTGGGGAGCATTTTGAAATAGGGGGCACAATATGGAAAGTAACCAATCGGACAAGTCAAATTTTTACACCTGAAGCTAATCAAGAAATTGAATTAACTTGCGTTAATGTTAAAGACTCACTTTTAAGCAAGATTGGGATAGTTAATAAAGATCGAGTCATGAATCCTGTTGGAGGCTACATAGGCGACAGTCCAGAAGACCCAGAAGAAGGTGAAAACCAAAGCGTTGACGAAACTTTTTACCCTTTAAACCGTTACTCAGTTGCGTCTGTACGCAACAATCGCAAGGCAATTGTCACAGAAATAGGCATAAAAAGTGTTGTTTATCAAAGGATTCAAGGGCTTTGTGCTTTTAACTCTTTACCTAGTCCAGGTGAAATAAATGAGTATGATGAAGACGATTTAACAGTGACAACCGGACAAATAAATTCTTATGTGGCACGTACAAGTTGTTTTCAAGTCCTTGTGCGCAGTGACAAAAACAAGAATTTCAAAAGGCTTGACTACGTTTTTATGGTGCAAGGAGCGACGCCAATTGCGCAGTACAATTCACTAAGATTTATCAATGGCGGGGACATAGGACCAGCTGAGTTAGAGTTTAAACTTGTTCCCGTTTCAGCTTCAGTCCTTAGAAAGTTTAAAGGAAGCTTCAACACTTTTGTCCAATTAGCAAGCAAGTTTTCACCAGACAAAACAGAATTGCTTAAATTGCAAGTTAAAAACATTAGTGGTCTTGGCTTCATTACAGTGGAATGCTCAGGAAGAGTTGTAGATCCAGATCCTTTTTTCCAAAACAGTGAATTTTTTAGAGCAGCAGAAGATGTGCCTCGGGTTGAAACCTTAGAACGGCCTGATTCCGTAAACGTCAGTAAACAAGAACCGGAAAAAGTTTCTGGAACGGTTATTGAAAAGCTAACAGGCAAAAAACTGATTGCAAATTTAGATTCAAGAAGAGGCCGCATGAACGCTTTTACATACGCGATTGCAGGAAGTGCTACAAATTCAAAACAAACTTATTTTGTAGGCAAGACAAAAGAATATCCAACTGGCGACTCAACCCAGTGGGTGATACTTAAATGGGTTTTTGAAAGAAAAGAGATAAGCCAAAACAATTATGCGCGGCCCGGCCAAACGCATACCTGGAAATTTAAAAAAGTAAGCGTAGTTGGAAGCTCTATTGGGTTTACTAAAAACGACAAGCTAAGCATACGACGCGGTTCGCAAGCAACAAATGTTCTAAGTGGTCAATCAACTTACGCTGATCAAGCAAACCCCTTTGCAGTAGGGCACCCCGATGGAAATTTGAATTGGTCTGGGTACCAATTTAAAGTTTCAGAGGCAAAAACAATCGATGTCCCAGGGAGACTAGAGGCTTACCTTTATGAGCTAATGGGCGACCCAGCAGTACTAGAGATTGGAACAAAAAAGACAGCAATAATCAATGTTGTTGAAGGAGTCAAAAGCATCAGGCTAAATTTAACAAGTGAAGTTGTTGAAANAANAGGCCAGAATGTGTTTAATGTTGATAGAAAATGGCGAATGCCAACAATCAAAGTTGTTGGCATTGGCACAAACAAAAAATGGGAAGTTGACG